AAAGAGAGAATGTTTTGGGGGGTTTTGGCAAAGTAAAAGTTACCTAAATCGTTGACACCACGCACTAATGACCCTATCTTGCGTAAGTACCCTATAATCAACGACCCTGCTTGTGTAAGTCGCATTTGTCCTTTCTGTAATAACTTGCGTAAGTCGCATATCCCTTTTGGGTGTGTCCCTTTTGTCATAGCTCCCCCCCTGCCTCTTTAAACGCCTCGACTATTGGCCTTGCCTCCTCAACGAATTGGGTGCGCTGTGCCGGTGTCCATTGGTTTATGCTCTTGCGTGCTAGCCATTGGCGAGCCTTGATGATGTAGCTGTGCCAAGCCTGCTCGGCCTTGGGATTCGAGGTTTCAATGGGGTCGGGTAGTAGCCCAGTCCATAGAGCTAACTGCTTGAGGCCACCGGGGGTAGGGGCTTGGAGGCTTGGCCTTGCCTTTGCCACACGCTCATAACGCCTTGCCTGCTCACCGTTTATTTGGGCTATGTTTTGGATGGCATCGAGGTCTAGCCCCTCAGTCCGTGCCGATAGGAGGATGTCGCCTGCGTCTGCGGCTAGTCCGATGGCCTGCCCCATCTGTTCGATGGCTGTTTCCTTGGCTTTTTCTAGTGCCTTGACCGTGCGTTGTAGCTCCATTCCTATTTGCTTTTCGCTCATTTTGGGATGTCCTTTTTGGGTTATGCGTGAGCCTCGGCCAACTCCTCGGCCTCGACTTCTGCGGGTGGTTCAATCTCTCTGAATCTATCGGCGTGAAAGCCTCGCTCCGGATGGGGTGGGGTGGTCGAGCATGGGTTCTCTAGCCCCTCAAGGTAGACCACAACCTCCCCTTCCTGTCCGTTCAGCCCTATCCCTACCCCTAGTCCCCTCACCACATACACCTTGTCCTTTATGGGGAGGTGGTTGTAGAAAAGGATGATCTCCGTGGGGAAGCGATCGTCCACACATATCACTTTCGAGCCTGCCCTCACCGTTTTTTTCCTCGTGGTTTTATGCCTTTTGCCCACGCTTCCGAGTTCCATTTGGGGCATTCTTCCCGCCTCTTTTTATGCACCCTCAAGGCTCGCTCCTTGTAGATTTGGCGCACCCTTTCGCTCCGTTGGATGCGTAAAACTAGGCCGGTGCGTTGGCTCAACTCCGTAAGCCGTGCCGAGATGGCCGCTCTAGTATAGGGCTTGCCGGTGCTTGGGTTGATATAACGCTTTGCGATTGAGGTCAGCGAGTCGGGGCTTCGGTTGGTGGCTAGGGCTAGCAAGGATTCGTCCAAGGTATCGTCCCGCCGATGCCTCAACATTTGGGAATCGCCTTCGTGCTTTATGGTCTGCTCCACCACCTCTGCCGTGAGCTTGGCTAGCTGGTCGAGGTCGATGCTGGGGTTCATCGCCTGCATTTTCGAGAGCCGTTCTTTTACCCTATCTTGCAGGGTGTCGATATGCTCTGCCATATCGGGCGTGTAACTAGCCAAGATGCTGTCTGCTGGGTCTTGGCCGAGGTGGTTCATTTACTGGATTTCCACAACTGCCGTTCGTCCCACCCTTGCCAACTCCCGCCTTGCCTGCCGTTCGCTAGCGTAGAAAAGGTCAACGACTGGCAACCTAGATTTGCCCGATGCCTTTCGGGATATGACCGCCGTTCCGGTGTCGTGGGCGTGGTAGGTCTTGCCTTCGATGACTAGCTTTGTGCCGTAGGGGATAAGTCTGGGGTCAACCGCACAAGATTTGCCAGAGACCAAACGTTTTCCAGTTGAGCTTTTCCACCCGAACTCGTCCTCGCCCAACCAGTAGGCCGTGATGCGAGCCTTGATGGTTTTCTTGGGTGGCGGTTTGGGCAACTCTATCATTATGTTTGCCCCCTGCACCGAGCCGAGGAGGGCGATGGCTAGGATGAGGATGGCTTTTTTCATCGTTAGGAGACGCTCGCACAAGTGGCGGTAGCGTCTTGAGGGGGATTCGTCCCCTTTGGTTCTTTTGCCTTGCTCGTTGTCAATCGGGGTTTTGAGCCTCTCGATCTGTGCCTCGATTGCCTTGGCCTCCATCTTATTGATTTTCATAGAAGCTCTCTTATGCCTTTGATGATTTGGTATGCGACTTGCGGGACGATGGCGTTGCCCAGTCCTTTAATTCTGTCCATCCCATAGGGTATCCCATTAGCCACTCGACCCACGCTGGGTTCAGTTGTCCAGTTGCTCCATTGCAATTCCCCGCAATCACTTCCTCTAAATTGGCCTTGTTCCGGGCGGCTAACTTCTCTCTGTTCTTGTCTGTTATCATTGGATGAACCTTGTTGGCTTTTGGGGTCGGCCAGAACAGCACCCAAGAGATTTGTTGTTCCCCGATGTCCCGATGGTCGCAAGCGTTTCGCCGAGTTGTCTGGCCCTCCGCTTGGTGTCCTTGGAGTCGGCCACATCGCCCCCCCCCCGCAACAACCCAGACTCGGTTTCTTCTGTGCGGGGCATCGACACCGCAAGCTGGAATAATGATCGGCTCGACTTCGTAACCTTCTGCTTCCAAGTCAGAACACACTTGGTCGAGTGCCAAGCCGATGATTCCAACAACATTCTCACCAACAATCCAATCTGGCCTTGCCTCTTGTATGACTCGGAGCATTTGCGGCCAGAGATAGCGGTCATCATCCTTGCCTCTCCGCTTCCCGGCGTTACTGAATGGCTGGCAGGGAAATCCCCCAGTAAGAAGAGTGACTCCTCGGTATGCCGTGCCATCGAGCGTTTTGATGTCTTCGTGGATTGGGACATTGGGCCAATGCTTTTTGATGACTGCTTGTGCGTATGGTTCATTGTCGCAGAATCCAACGGTTTCAAATCCAGCCCATCCAGCCGCAAGAGCGAATCCTCCGATACCGCTGAACAAATCGAGGTGGGTTGGGTTTTCATTCACGCTTCAACGGCCTCCCGCCAATGACATCGCTTGTTCCGTCTCTTGAGTTTGCCGTCCCCCTCAAGACATCGTAGGTGGTACTGAATCGCCCCGTGGGTTTTGCGTAGAACTTGCGCAATGGTGCAAGTGGGAATCTGGTTAGTAATCAAAGTGAACACGGCATCTCGGAGCATATCGATGGTCGCTTGGTTGCGGTTCTCTGCATAGAGTTTCGCCATCTCCTTGCCGGGGTAGCGGTCAGATAAAATGCCCTTGGCCTTTGCCTCTGAGGATGTGAAGGGTTCATTCATCGAATATGCAAGCTAGTTTGAGTCTGGTTTGAGGCAAGGGATGATTTTAAGTTGTTCATTTCTGCAAATAATACTCGGCCACCCGCTTGCCGCTGTTGGTTTGAACCGTCCGCTTCTCGATCTGATGCCCCGCCTTTTTCAAGTCGCAGATTCGACTCGCCAACCGGAAACACTTAAACCAATCGAGTGCCTCCAAAGCCGTGAGTGTGCTTCCAGATTGCAAGTGCGCTAGGATTCGAGCGTTCTGGTCGTGGCCTTCCGTCTTAACTGGGTGCGTGGTTCGCATAAATGGAAGCTCGAACTGCTCGGCCTCTAACATGGCGATCATTTGATTCCCCTCCCGCTTGACTTCCGAGCCGTGAAGTTTTTGCTTTTTGCGTTCACGATTGAGGAATGGTGACACCCCCAAGCGTTCGCAATCTCCTTTACCGTCAGTCCCGACTCATATTGAGCCTTCCAAATCCCCCATCGCTTCTGAACTGTGTTGTGGGAACGATTTCCCCTTGCCCGATAACGCCCGAAGGTTGGCCGTAGCTCCCTTGGAATGTCTAGGGGGGTGGTTGTACCCATAACTAGGTTTGCAAGCCCTTTGGAGGCCAATTCTGAGCGATTATGAGCCATCTGGGCGGTGAGTGTGCTTATGAGTTGCTCGAATTGGGCAATTTTCTCCTCGCAACACTTAACCCGGTGGATTGTGGCCGCTAAAACGAGGTCGTTCACGGACACCCCGCCTTTTCCCACGCTTCAAGCGTCTGAAAACCCATAATTTTGTAGGTTGGAGGGGATTCACACCCCGATTTGATTGGTTTCATTGGTTGGTTTCCTTTGGTTGGCTGTTGGCTGCTCCTCCGCTGACAATTTCTAGCACACGCTCTCCAATCCTTAACCGATGCCCTGCCCCCGACCTTCCATCCGTTGCTCTGGTAATAATCAAAAGCCGACTCCGCATCCGTCGGTCTCCACCCTATCTCATTTGCGAAGGCAATCCATTCAGCGTGCGTGGGGCGCAAGCCCTCTCTCTCTGTTCTAGCTTCTAGCTTCTGACTTCTAGCCTCTAGCTTCTGCCCTGTGACATTTGCTGGACATTCTCTGGACATCGGACGGACATCGGCGTGACGCTGGTGCATCTTCCTACTAGCGTCAGACTTACGCACTCGCTCATCCTTGACCATTCTGCGGGAGATTATGGTTTCTTTGTCGAAGCTGAACACACCGGAGGCGTTCAACTCGTCCATCAGTTCCATAGTCTTTTGGGGTAAAAGACCAACGATTCGGGCTATCTGTTCAGCTCTTGCTGGCTTGCCGCCGATGAGGAGATGGCCGTGGGATTCAGACTTTGCCATAAGACAAAGCATATCCACCCACAACCCCCTTGCCTCAACCGAACAAGACCGCAAAGCCTCATCGGAAAGCCAGTCACCCGGATAGAATTTAATCCACGGCAACTTCACTTCTTGGCCTTCTCCGCATCTCGCTTCTGATACTTCTTCGCTCGTTCCAGTAGCTCTTTAGTGATACGATGCGAGTAATCTAAGTGGCTGATGATGTCCTTAAAGTTTTCCACTTCTGCGTGGTTCAATCTCTTAAACAAGTCTTTTAATCTTCTACTAACCAATCCGTGAAACTCATCGACAAGGCTCAATCTTTTGACGCTCATTTTTTAATTCTCCTCCATATATCTTTTGCTAAATCCCAGAATAGGTCGGCCAGAAATAGAATGGTGAGAAAAATACTCAAGCATCCTATACCTACCACGAACAATTCCCACAAAACTTTCCCGATGGATGAAAGGAAAGTTACCATTTGGGTGCTTTCGGCCAGCTTGCCCAAAGCCAAACATCATTTTCAGAATGCCCCCAGCTTCGAGAGACAAACGAGCCATCAATGAAACGACCGACAACAACCTCACCGCCGATATCCATAAGAACTCTTTCATCGTTATGTGGTTTCTCCTTTAAGGTTTTCCAAACAAGCATCGACCACTTGGTTTCTGGAACTTCAACATCAACGGCTGACATCTCCGAGCCTCCTAATCGCAAGCACCACCTCATTCAAGATTCCGGTGATGACTGCATCCTCTGTTCCATCTGCCAGTTGTTGCACAAGATCGGCACATCGTTCTCTTTCGAGGTCGGCGGCCTTACTCCTCACATCGTTAAGGATGTCTTGGATAAGTTCAGAATGGGATTTCATCGGGTGTTCCTTTGCTTAACGCTTCGCTCTCCAAAAGAATTTCTTGGATGATTTCGTTGCGTATGATGTCGTTCTTATATGGTTGGCCGTCCTTGCCGGGTTTCAATTCCTGCTTTGATAGCCAGTCCAAGTAGTCCAAGCCCTTATCACCGAAGGCGGCGATCTGCCGAAGGGTTGAGCCTTTATACTTGCCGAACTTCAGCTCCATATCCCTCGGCTCTGTGCCGTTGGTTTTATTGGGGGAGTTTAGCTTGGCCGTGATATCCGCTAGGTCTGCTTTGCTTATCTTCGCGGGTTCGGCCTTGGGTGCTTCCTCAAACTTCTCCGTGTTGATATCTTGGAATCCCCCATAAGGAACTTCCTCGGCTGGTGTGGTGGATAGGCTCTTGTCGATTAGGACTACGATATGGGCAAAGGCAGAGCGACAAGCCCTACTGATTGCTCTGGTCTGGCACATCGCCCTCTTGGCATAGGTCGGGCGGCTTGCCCACATCGGCTCATCGTCACCCAAGAACCCCTCGGCACTCGATATGACTTGGCCGTTGTCCATCCTCTTAACCTCGCCGATGCACCGATAGCCATCTTCAAGACGCTCAACATCTCGGGCAGAGGCAACGCATCCGTGAGCTACTGCGATAGATTGCCAGCCCTCGACTCGCACATACTTCTTGTCGCCTTTGCCGATCTGCTGTGCTGTCTCCATTACGATTGCCCTACATACGCCAGCTACATCCGTAGCTTGTCGCATATAGTTTTGCACTCCGTTGGAGTGGCCTAGGCCGTGGTCATTCTTTAATACTATCTGTTCATTCATTTTTTGGTTCTCCTTGGTTTATTTTTTATTCTGTCCGTCATCGAATACGCCAAAGCCTTCGGCGTTTTCTTTCTGTGTCTTGGGTAAGTTCAAAAATCTAAAGTCGTTCCGGCTGTCGAACTCTGTATCGGGGAACGCTCCAAACACTCTTACCACCCATTCATCGGTAGTTTCATTTGGTAATTTTTTCTTGGCTGGTTCTTGATGCCAGAATGTAGGCATTTCTTCACTCATTTTTTTGTCCTCTGTTTGATGGTTTCTACTATCGGGGAAAGCCACTTGGCTGATATATCGTGGGAGGGTATGCGAAAAACTAGGATGCCCATCGATGCGGCAAGGTTATATTTTTCCATATCCCC